ATGGGCGGCCTGACAAATCGTATTAAGATGCCAAAGTTCTCAACTGGCGCATCTGCTGGATTTGTTGAGGAGCTAGGTGCTGTTGCAGACCAGTCACAGACTGATGCAGGAGTTACTCTCCAGCCCCGCACAATGGGCGCATATGTGGACATCGGTCGATTGGCATTAAAAGAGTCAGTGCCAGCATTGGATCAGCTTGTTCAAGATGATCTGCTGCGCGCTCTTGCCGATAAGCTTGAGTCTGTAGCAATCAGCGGAACAGGTGCATCTGGACAGCCAACAGGCATCCTGAATGACGGAAATGTCGGAAACGTAGACATCTCTGCCGATACAGATGTGGCTGCCTTGACCTGGGCTGACTTGACCGACCTGGTTAAGACAGTTGAGGATGCTAATGGCATCATCAACCAGAACGCTCTTGGCTGGTTGTCAAACCCAAAGGTGAAGGCAAAGATGGCCAACACTGTGAAGGTTGCATCAACAGATAGCATCATGCTTTTGAACGATCCTTGGAATAGCATTTATGGCTATCAAGCTCAGTTCAGCAGCAATGTGCCATCTGATCTAGATCCAGGCGATGGCGGATCAGATGCATCTGCACTCATCTTCGGCGACTTTAGCCAATTGATGGTTGGCCTATTCGGCGCTCCATCAATTTTGGTAGATGAAACAACCGGCGGTCTGGCTGGAACAGTTCGCATCATTGTCCACCAGGACGTTGATGTGGCCCTTCGCAATGCTGCATCTTTCGCAATCACTGACGAAGTTTCAACAGCCTAATACAATGGGGCGGCTTTCGGGTCGCCCCTTCATCCATCCATTTGTGAGGATTTCAAATGAGAATTAAAGTTATTGAAAAATGTTACACCGGCACTCAAGGGAATATGTTTGCTGGTGAGGAGCATGATCTTGATGATCGGATTGCTGAGAAGCTAATCCAGCGTGGCTATGTCGAGGCTGTTACTGCTAAAAAAGCGCCAAAGGCAAAAAAGAAGTTCTTTGATCGTGCAGTAGAGGCTGATGAGATTGCAACACCAGAGGACGAATAATGGCTGTTGAGACCGCATCTGACCGGGCTATTTTTGTCAATGTCGATGATTTCGGCGTTGCGGCGACTTATACACCCTCCGGCGGCGCGGCCTCAACAATTAACGGAATCTTTGATAATGATTTTATCGAGGCTGATGCGGGTGGAGGCGTGACCTTTGCTTTGCAGCAGCCTAGATTCCACTGCCGGACAGCAGACGTTTCTGCTGCGGCTGAGGGCGATGCTCTGGTTGTGAGTGGCGTTAATTACACGATCAGGGTTGTCCAGGACGATGGCACAGGGATGACTATGCTAGTGCTAGAAAGAAACTAAATGGCACATGTCAGAAAACAAATAAGGGATGCTGTAATTACTGCGGTCACAGGATTAACGACCACAGGATCAAATGTATTTCGCAGTCGTATTTATCCGCTTGAGCAGACTAAACTGCCAGGGCTTTGTGTTTTTACAAGGTCAGAGAATGTGGAGTTCGATACACTGACCATCTCGCGCTCAGTGAGCCGCGTTCTGGATGTAATTATTGAGGGGTATGTCTCGGCGACTGCTAATTATGACGATACCCTGGATCAGATTGCTGTAGAGGTCGAGGAGGCCTTGGCAGCAGACGTAACGCTTGGAGGCCTGGCTAAAGATACTCAGGTCACAGCGTTTGAAGCGGACTTCAGCGGCGATGGCGAACAGCCTGTTGCCGTTGGCCGTTTTACCGTGACTGTGCAATACCGCACAGCCGAAAATGATGTTGAAACAGCCGTCTAAAAGGAGACTAAAATGGCGACATTCAAAGGCAATGATGGCACGGTAAAATCCGGCTCAAACGCCATCGCAGAAATAATCTCTTTCACTGTCGATCAGACCGCCGACACGATTGAGGACACCACTATGGGCGATAGCTCGAAAACTTACCAGGCTAGCTTTACAGACGCGACAGCGACTGTTGAGACCTATTTCGATGATACAGACACCACAGGCCAAGGCACATTCACCCCTGGCTCTAGCGTGACTTGTAATTTCCAGATGGAAGGCGACACAAGCGGCGATCACCTTTTGACCGGCACCGGGATTATCACCGGACGCTCACTCGGATCATCTGCTGATGGTATGGTCACGGCAACTTACAGCATCCAGATTTCTGGCGGCTTGACTGAGGGAACCGTTTCTTAATGTCACTCGGTAAGCAAATTGCTGAGCGCAGAAATAAACAGCGCCGCGTCATCGAAACGCCCAGTCACTGGGGCGAGGATGATGCGCCGTTGTTTATTTACTGCACCCCGATTACCGCAGGGGAAATCAATAAGATTCAGCGTAAACACAAGAATTTCCTGAATGAGATGACGGTTGATGGAATGGTTGACCTTATTATCATGAAGGCTGAGAGTGAAGGTGGTAACAGGCTTTTTACCCTTGAGGATAAAGTTTATCTGATGGCTGAGGATGCACCAGTGATAGCTGATATTGCTGGCAAGATGTTTGGCGAACATGATAGCATCGAGGAAGCTGAAAAAAACTAAGAGGCGATCCGCTGCGGTTTAATGTTATGGCCCTGGCGGATCGGTTACACAAGACTCAGGCAGAGATCGAGGATTTGACCCTCGATGAAATCAACGAGTGGTTTGCTTATTTTAAGGTGTTAGAAGATGGCCGTGGCTCCAATTAAAATCCCGATTACCGCCGTTGATAAAACTAAGGCCGCATTTAGTTCCGTTTCCAGGCGGCTTAATATGGTGCGGAAGGCTCTGCTCAACTTCAAGACCGGCCTCATCAGCGTAGCTGGTGCGGCTGGCTTTGGGTTCTTAATCAAGTCATCTATGCAGAGCATCGACACGCTGGGTAAAACAGCGCAAAAGCTAGGCGTCACAACTCAAGCCCTCCAGAAATTACGATATGCGTCTGAACTGGCTGGTGTTGAGACCAGGACTGTTGATATGGCTGTGCAGCGTTTCACGCGCCGCCTGGCTGAAGCTGCTAAAGATACCGGGGAAGCAAAAGACGCTCTCAAAGAGTTAGGCATCAATGCTAAAGAGTTCCAGCGTTTACCATTAGACAAACAGATGATTGGCCTGGCTGATGCCTTTTCTAAGGTTGCAGATGAAGGCCAGCAAGTCCGACTATCCTTTAAACTGTTTGACAGTGAAGGCGTGGCCTTACTTAACACCCTAAAAGGCGGCGGAGACGCATTGAGAGGGATGTTTGTTGAGGCTGAAAAACTTGGTTTCATACTATCGACAAGCGCAGTTAGAGGCGTTGAGCAGGCTAATGATCAGTTTACAAGGCTGATGAGTGTCTTCAAAGGCGTTACGGATACCATCATCTCGGCTATGGCTCCAGCCCTTGGAGAGCTTGCCAAGATTGTGACAGAGACGGTTGTTGGTAAACTAAAACAGGCTAATGAAAGCACTGAGCAGTTTGGTCGCAATATGGCTACTGCGATAATCCTGTCTGCCAAATCCGCGACCAATGCGTTTATCACATTTGTTAACAACGTCATCGAACAGATAAACAAGCTACGCCAAATAGCTTTTGACCTGGAGAATGCATTTAGCTTTAAAGCTACGAGAAAAGCGTTCTCAGAAACCTTTGATGCTTTACAAAAGAAGATAGAGTTTTTTGACGACGCTGCTAAAGGGATGAGCAGTAACTATGCAAAAGGCATGAATGATATCAAAAAGGCTCTTGCCCCACTAAAAGATGAGCAAAACCAAACCACAGAGTCTTTTAAAAAGGCAAGAGAAGAGCTGAAAAAGATTGGCGCAGAGAATAAAAGTTTAAATGGGGCGGTTTTGATTCTCACAAACTTGCTGAAAAAACTAGAAGGTCAAGCCTCAGATTTGGGCGAAGAGTTTGTGCCATTTAAAAGAGTTCTTGCTGACTTCAACCCAATATTTGATCGTCTTTTGGGTTCGCTAAAGAATACAAATGAAGAGTTTGAAAAGGGGCCACCAAAGGTTGCTATTTATAATGAGCAGCTAGGCAAGCTCGCCGAGGAGGCGGCTAACATCCAGAAGAACCTGGAAAGCGCAGCAGTCAAGGGCGTTAAATCTCTTGAGGATGCTCTTGTGGATTTGGCTATGGGAACGACCTCAGCAAAAGACGCTTTCAAGTCTATGGCTCGGTCGATCATCTCTGATCTTATACGGATCAACATCCAGCGCAGCATTACTGCGCCACTGGCTAAAAAGCTAAGCGGGATTGACCTTTTGGGTGCGATCGGGCTTGGCGGCGGTTCACCAGGGACGCCATTAACATCTCCTGGTGTTCCTCCTGGGGTTTCTGGATTGCCAGCGAGGGCGATGGCTATGGGCGGGTCAGTAAGTTCCGGCAGACCTTATCTGGTCGGAGAGAAAGGCCCGGAGCTTATGGTTCCAAGAGGCAGCGGCACTATCGTGCCAAACAATAAACTCGGCGGCGGTGGTGTAGTAGTCAACCAGACCATCAACCTATCGGCTGGCGTATCGCAAACAGTACGCGCCGAGGTAATGGGTATGCTGCCGCAAATCCAGGAAGCATCAAAGGCCGCTGTCCTAGACGCAAGACGGCGCGGCGGTTCATTCAGTGCGGCATTCGGGTGATTTAAATGACAATATCATATCCTTTAACACTGCCAACACAGACCGGCATAGCCAGTGTAAATTTGCACGCGATTAACAGCGTTGCAATCTCATCTAGCCCATTCACTTACAAACAGCAAGTGGTGGCGCACACGGGGCAACGTTGGGAAGCTGAAGTCAGTTTGCCACCGATGAAACGCGCCGATGCTGAGGTTTGGATTGCTTTTTTGCTATCGCTAAAAGGTATGCGCGGCACGTTCTTAATGGGCGATCCTAATTGCGCCACGCCACGCGGCAGCGCGGCATCAACGGCTGGAACGCCAGTCGTGTTTGGTGCTGACCAAACCGGCGATAGTTTAGCGATTGATGGCTTGCCGGTTAGCGAAACCGGCTATTTGCTTGCTGGCGATTATATCCAGCTTGGCGGTGGGTCTAGTGCAACGCTGCACAAGGTTCTGACTGATGTTAATACAAATTCGGGCGGCACCGCAACGCTAGATATTTGGCCTAGTATTCGCACCGCACCGGCTGACAACAGCACTGTGGTGGTGGCAAACGCTGTCGGCAATTTCCGGCTGTCTACAAATCAATCAGACTGGTCAATTAATAACGCTAGTTTTTATGGCATCACATTCCCAGCCATTGAGGTTGTGGTTTAATGAGCCGCGATCTAACCCAGAGCATCATTGACAATTTAGATGCGACAGAGATCAGACCCTTTTTTGCTGTCGAATTATATTTCGACGCGCAAACCTTACGAATGTGGACTGGTCTTGGTGATTTTGTTTTTAGTGGGGAAACATATATTGGGACTGGTCAATTTCTTGAGATTAGCGAGCTTCAAGAAACTGCCGAAATTTCAGCTAAAGG